ACTCTTCCTGTCTCGTGACTTACTGGCTGTGCTGCCATCTGTAGTCACATGTAAACGCCGTCCGAATACTGCTCGTTCGAGGCATCTTCAAACACCTCACCGTCTTCGTACATCCCGACGGCAACCTTGACCACCCTGTCTTCTTCTTCGTACTGAAGCGCCTTGGCTGCAAAAGCAGCGAGGAACTCAGACGTGGTAATCTCTTTCTCTTTGTTACCGAACTTTCCTTCGACAACTTTCACGAGTCTACCTCTTTGATTAACCAACCAAGGTACACCTGTGCTTTCTTCAGATCCTCTATACCGTTCTTGTACTCGTACCGCCAGAGGTACTTCAAGCAGTTACCCTTGAGGTAGCCCTTGTACTCTTGCGGGTGCATGGAAGCCTTGATAGCTTGGATAGCTTCGATGGCTCCACGGTTGTAGTGGTCTGGTTGTGTTACAGGATTGTGGTTGTCTTCTGGGTGGTACAGTTTACCGTACGCTGTTTTACTACACTTGTCCCACTCTTCAGGCTTAGCCGAATCAATACTCATCTTCGTAGTACTCCTCTTCCTGCTCTTCAAACTCTTCGTAAAAGAAGTCCAGACGTTTGATGAGCTTGTCTTCAAAGCGGTCTAAGATTTCGTGGGCTGTGATTTGGAGAGCTTCTAGAAGATCGTCGGGATCGTAGAACCGCAACAATCGCTCTTTAGTTTCTTCTAGTGTCAGAGACATAATCGACTAATTCCTTGAGCGTATTCAGATCGTACCACAAAATGTGATTTTTGTCACACCATTGAGCCATAGTATTTTTGGTACTTTTACTCACTTTTTGTTTAGGGTTCATCAGAACAAAGATTAACTCCTCGTCTTCATCTAAACACTTCTTTACGGAGCGGTACTTCTGCGTGTCCCCTGCCCGAAAGTACCCTTTACATTCAATGTAGTACGTAACTCCTTCTCTCTCGTACACAAAATCTGGTGTGTAGACACGCTCGATTCTGTACGGGACTTGGCACGACTCGTACGTAAAACCAAATGGTTGTAACTGCTGCGCGACATCCTTCTCAAACTCCGATCTGAACTTACCTAACTTCGATTTCCGGGACTTGCGGCTCATTGACTACCTCTACTAAGTAACGTGGACCGTTGGCGTAGGCGAAGCCCCTGACGTTAGGCCAACAAACTTTCTTGTACGGACAGTAAGAACATCCTACTGCCAGCTTCTTGTTACCACTCTTGCCGTCTTCAACAGCTTCGTAGCAATGCTCTGGTGGTTCTTCTTGTTGTACGACTTCTTTGATGTGTTCGATTCGTTCTTCGATGTCGTAAGAGATTGTGTTGTGGACAAAAGACTGTGTGTCCTCGGTGTCGTACATGAGGTACGTCAGGTGTCCGTTCTGTTTGTCCATCGCTAGCCAACCAAAACGGCTGTCTCCTCCCTCTGAATGTGCATAACCCTTAATTTGAGCAACGTAACCAAACGGGTCGTCAAGAGCCATACTTCCGTCTTTGAATTTCTTAAACCCAAAAGTGGACACAGACTTAACATCAGTGACAACACCGTCAATCTTACAGTCCATAGACCCTGTAACGCCCGAAACCTCACACCTCTTTTGTTCATCAGTAACCTCGTGTCCTGACAGCCTAGTTAAAAACAACAACAGTTCTTCGATCAAGTGTCCGTACATAAACTTGACGTGAGTGTTGGGTGGTAGTTCTTCCGACACGTCTGGGTTGTTTACTGCGTTCCACAGGTAACGATCCTTGCGTCCGATGTTGGACATACGCAGTGTGCGTCCGTCTCGTTTCTCGGTGAACAGGTTGGTCATCAGTTTCTTGCAGTTCTCACCGAAGCGTTCTATCTCGTCGTACAGATCGACACCTTCTGCTGCCTCTTTGTTGACAACTGTATCGTATATATCCCGGACTAACGTATCTATATTACTCATTCTTCATGCTCCACCCACCGACACTTACGGGTCTGACCGTTGAACTCCACTAGCTGTACACGTAACAGTTTCTGTTCGTCTGTACGTGAGTGGCCGTACCGTGTGTCAGTGTTCTTAGATTTAACGTCGATGAACACAGGCACTCCGTTCTTCAAGGCTATCATGTCGATTGCACCAGTGCAGCCAGCGTTGCGGAACACTTCGTACCCTTCGTCCCACAGCCACGTTGTTACGTAGAACTCAGCGATGTCACCTAGTCGGTTTGTATCTGTTATTTTTTCACCCATTCTGGAACTCCTTTGTAAAGTCAGACAGAGGTACGAGTTTATCCTGAGCCAAGGCGTGTAGCTTTCCCCATCCCAAGTCGGTTACTGTTTCTTCGCACAACAAATCTTCTCGCTTTGCGAATCCCTTTATATCATAAGTTGGACACTCACCTACCAACAACATGTAGTAATCACAAGACTTATCTTTCTTCTGTAAACCAGCAATAAGTCTTCCGGTACGGTACTTAGTTGTCTTCACGTCGATAGTGAATCCGTTGTACGTCAAGTCGTGTACTTGGATTTCTTCAGTCAAGTCAGGCCACACGTTCAGAGCCTTGGCTGCTGCAAGTTCCGAAGCGGCACCTTCCAAGTCAGTTTCGTAGTTTGACTGTGGACCCTTCTTGTTGTTGTAAATATTATTAGCTCTGTTGCTGTCGAAACGAGTCTTTGCAATTAACTCTGCTACTTTCTGTTCGCTGTCAGTCAGCGTCACTTCAGTGTGTATCTGCCCATGTTGTTCCAACTTTGAACTCCCCGTCCAGTGGACATCTGAGGTTAAAAGATACGCCAGCCTCCTTGAGACAAGAGACTGCGAGTTCCCCGTAAATCTCTGCCTGTTCTGAAGCCACCTCCGACTGTACTTCATCGTGAATATTTCCTACAAATTTGTAGTTCAAGTCCTGCTTGGTAGCCTCAGTATCCAGCATCACCAAAGCACGTTTCATTACAATCGCCCCAGCAGACTGAAGCAAAGTGTTTAATGCACTATGCTCGGATCGAACCCAGAGTCGTCGTCCGTCGAGTCCTTTGAGGTAACCCCGCCTAGACGCCTGCCCAACTCTGTCTCGTAGATTTTCAAGAGCAGGTGTATTTCGTAGAAAGCGGTGCCGAAGTACTCTGCCATCTGCTGCAGTTCCTCCGACGATGGTTCCGATTTTAGCGTCTCCTGCTCCATAGAGGAAAGCATATATGAAAGTCTTTGCCTGAGGTCTTGTCTCAAGCCCTGCAGCAAGTTGATTTCTGGTGTGAATGTCTCCGTCAAGCAGAGCATCTGTAAACTCCTTGTCGCCCATGTAGTGTGCGAGCATCCGTAGTTCTAGTCCGCTAGCGTCAAAGCCTACTAGCTTGTAACCTTCTGGTACAGTCCAACACTTACGGCACTCCTCCCCGTACTCTGAGCTAGCCGAAGGAACCTGTGCCATGTTGGGGTTCTGGTGTGTCATACGTCCAGTGACAGCACCGTTGCTGATAACTCTCCCGTGTACCCGTCCGTCCTCTGACAGGTGCTTTAGCCAAGAGCTAACCTGCGAGAACCTCTTTTGGAGGAGCAGAAATTCAAGGACTTGTTGCGCTTCGGGGACATGATGATTCTCTTTAAGCGATTTCTCGTCAACCACAGGTTTGCCTGTCGGAGTGAGGCTCGTCCAAACTGCACCCTTAGCTGTAAGTCTATCGGCCACTTGTTGACGTGAACCAACGTTGAATACAGTGACTTTATCCTTGAGTCTCTTACCTGTTTTCTCTGAGTATCTTTCTTCAACAATCGGCGGGAAAATCTCTTGTAGAGTACATTCAATTTCATTCATCCGCTCCTTGAACTTAGCGCAGAGAAGGTGACACAAGCGTTCGTCCAGTAGCCATCCGTTACGTTCCTGTTGGTGCATGATGTACTGAACGTGGTGTTCTAAGTCGATGCACTCCTGAGAGAATCCGTCGAGTTCCTGTTGAAGCCTGTTGTACACAGCTTCTGTTAGCTCTACGTCACGTAAGCAGTAGTCGATCATCTCTGGTGTCAGCCTAGACCAGTCCTCGTGGTCGCCTTTGGGGAACCCTAAGATGTTGCCCCAGTTACGGAGGGAGTGTCCACCGGACCTGCTTGGGTCGGCCAGACGTGACAAGATCAGAGTGTCAATGAGCCACAAGTCCCGGTCAAAAGTAAAATTCCAAATACGCTCCACCACAGAAACATCAAAACCCAGTCCGTTGTGGAAGACCCACTTGCATCCTGTACGTTTTGCTGCGTACTTTTTGAAGTCTTGCTCATTACAAATTACCTCCGATACTCCGTTGTGTCTGCACACAGCACACCATATGGTACTAGCGTCCAGACCGTCTGTCTCTATGTCACAAAAGACTAGACTCAA